CGCGTTTGTATTCCTCGGAATTTTTGTACGTTTCCTCGGCCCACGCTAACATTTCATCACCGCCCCACGCCGCGTACATTACCGAACCACATATTTCGTTCCCCTCGGAATCGAAAAAATCACCTTGGTCGTAAACCTTGGCGCGGGATAGAAACGAATAAATGCGCGGCAGACGTTCAACCGACACGGCCTCGCGTTCGGATAGAATGCGGGCGGTTTCCCAACCAACGGCGGTTCCGCACTTGGAATCGTGTTCCTCGCGATGCTCCAACGCTCGTTTGGCGTTGTCCGTGGCCGCTTGCGGGTAATCAGTCCAAGGCATCGCTTAAATGCTTGTATCTTGACCGGCGTTCACCATGTTCAACGGCTGGAGGTACACGTCGCCACCTTCGACGTCGGGTAATTGTTCTTTTTTGCGAATGTCGTTCACCGACAACCAACCCCATTGGCGGCCGACGGCGTACGCATCGTAGCGCGATTTAATGTCACCACGCAACAAACCTTCGAGGTTGAACTCGACGAAAAACGGCGAATCCAAACCAAAGAGTTTCAACGTGAATTCTTCTTCCCAGCGCACGGCGTACGGACGAATCGTGTTGCGGACGAATTGAATACCTTGTTCCTCGACGTTCGCACGCGTGGCGGAATTTTTCAAATCGCCGATCATGTGCGGCGGGATAAGGAACCAACGTGCGACTTCCTCGACTTGGAAAACGCGTGTTTGCAAAAACTGCGCTTGGTCGGGTGGAATCGTCATGCGCTCGATTTTCATCCCTTCTTCGAGGATTGCGGTTTTGTGGGCATTGCCCAAACCGCCGTATGAATTCGCCCACGAATTTTTGATTCGCGTGTACGCCTCGTCCGACAAACGACCGGGGTGCGTCAGAACGCCACCGACGTTTGCGCCGTTGCCGAAAAATTGTGCGCCGAACTGGTTTGCCGCCAAACCAATTCCAAAGGTTTCGCGGGCGGCCTTAATCGGTGAAATACCGACCATGCCGTCAAACGACAATCCACAAACGTGAATCATTTCGAAATCGGCGTATACTTCTTTTTTATCGACGTGGTAAAATTTCTCGCCGTCGACGACTTTGATTTCAACCCGCAATGGGTGAATCGGAACCAATTTGGTGACGGCGGCGGTTCCGTCGCGCTCGATGAATGCGTATGCGTTGCCGTGAAGCGCAAGGTTCGCCATCATCGTTTCGCGGAACGTCATTGACGTCATCATCGGATTTGGCCGGCGCAGAATTTTCGTCATCGGGTGATTCGGAACCAATACGGGTGATTCGTCCTCGGTCGTGTACACGTTCCACGGCAACGACGCGATTGTTTCCGATAAAATGCGAACTGAAGCCCAAACCGCCGAAAACGTCATGGCGGTTTTTTCGTTTACCGAAACACCCGTTTTCGAACGATCGTCGGAAAACAACCATTCGGCTGGTTTGGCCAACGACGTTGACGGGTTGTTGGGCGATGCGCGGAACAATCCGCGGAATCGGTCAAGTATGGTTGTTTGCGTTTCGGCCATGGTAAGGGAATCCCTACCAAAAATACGAAACGTATTCCATACCGCATACGAATTGACCGAAAAAATTTATTGACACGCGTTGTTGATTTTATTTTTATTTATATATATCCCTTTAGGGATATATATAAATAAAAATAAAATACACGGCGCATCAATACGAAGCAAATAAATAAACAAAAACTTTCGAACAACGTCAGTTTTCCCGTTCGTAGGCAATCAAAAGGTGAATGTAATACCCCATCAAATCGTAGATTGTGTCGATGGTTTCATCGTTCACGCCGACCGCTTGAATGCGGGACAACTTGTCGTCGATGCGTCCGCAAATGGATTCAACCGACGACGATTTCGAGAAAACCCGAACGGGATTTTGTAGCGAATCGCCGTACGTCGTGTTTTTAGACAGAACCAAATCTTCGAGTTTCTCAATGATTTCGGAAATCTTTTCATTCGTGTGTTTCGCGTCTTTTTGCATTGTTTAAGCAGTTTTGAAATGATTGGTATTGGGTGAATCGTCGACGGCCGTAAACCGAAACGTGCATCAGTTCACACATTTCGTACGCCTCGATTTTTTGCGCGCCCTCGTCGGTGTAAACCTTAAACAATTGGTTGAAGGAATCAATCGTGGCGCATTGATTTTTAAATACTTGCGGTTTCTTTTTCATAGGTATCGTATTCCAGTTTGGTCGTACACGGAACCCGTGTCGCCGTTGTTTCGTGTTGCGGTCATATATTCACCAATCGCCATCGCCAATGCGACGACTCCGTCAATCTTGTCGCCCGATTTATTCTTGACGAACTTGACGTTCATCGCTTCGTCTAACTTGGTTTGGACGTTCGAAACCATCCAACGAAGCATCGAATTACCGCCGTGGTGTAGTTTCTTTTTCTTTACCAAGATTTCCATTTCACGAATCGGTTGCGTCATTGACGCGAACCCTTGGCCGAACGGGTCCATGTCGAAACCGGCTTCGACCAACTTCTGAACCAATGCGGACGAGTTCCAGCGGTCAAAGGCGACCGACTTGATGTCGTACACCTTTGAAAGTTCAACCATCACTTCAAATATCACGTTGTAATCGGTTGAATTGCCGTCGGTTACAATCAAATCACCGACCGAAACGAACGCGTCGTACGACGCACCCACCCGACCGCGGCGCTGGTCAACGGCCGCTTGCGAAACAAAGAATTTCGAAACTACCTTCAACTCGCCGTCGTCCATCGGGAACACCAGCACGAACGCGGTGACGTCAGACACGGCGGCGAGGTCTAACCCGCCAAAGCACGTTCGACCGCGCAGTTCTTCGAGGTCGACCTCGCCCGCCGACGCCATCCAATCGGTATCGGTCAACCACCCGTCGAACGCGGAAATCCATTGGTTCAAATGCAGTTGTTTGAACGCAATTTCCGACGTCGGCAATACCTTCGCTTCGGCCGCCATCTTTTCGAAATACTCCGTACGAACCGAAATACCCAAGTTCGGGTTTGCCATCGCCCACGTTTGCGGGTCGAATGGGTCGGCGTCCATCGGTGCTTCGTAAATAACGGGCAAAAACGTTCGGTCGTCAATCGCACCCGTCAACACGCGTTTTCCGTATTCGTACAATTCACGACACAAACCACCGCGGTCGATTCCCGCCGTACTGATTCCCAAAACCAATGGTTGGGAACGTGCGCCAACGGACGTCGTCAAAACCTCCCACAATTCGCGGTTTGGTGCCGAATGCAGTTCGTCGTACAACACCGCGTGGGCGCTGAATCCGTGCTTCGTCGATGCGTCCGCGCTGATTGCCTTTATGAACGAATTCGTGCCGTTTAACGTGATGCTATTTCGGTAGATTTTGCATTTGCCGCGAAGTAACGTCGAGTTCAAAACCATTTGCTTTTGCACCTCGAAAATGGCGTTCGCTTGCTCGCGGTCGGCCGCGGCGACGTAGATTTCCGCACCGGGTTCGTTGTCGGCAAATAACAAATACAAACCGATTGCGGCGATGAGGTTTGATTTGCCGTTCTTGCGCGGTAGGAACACGAACGACGTGCGGTACTGGCGCAGCCCATCCGAACCAATGGTTCCGAATAACTGCGCGATGTATTCACGTTGCCACGGCTCCAGCGTGAACGGCTTGCCCGCCAAATCGCCTTTGACGTGCGTGCAAATGCGTTCGATGAAATTGATTGCGCGGTTTGCGCGGGTTTCGTCGATCATAACAAAAGGTCGTCAATATCTTGCACCTCGTCTTTGGCGTCAATCTTTGCGCGGCTGCTCGGCGTCATTCCGAATTCCGGAATGATTTTTTTCAACCGATCCCACGCATTGTTCATCATCGCCAGTTCGGGGCGCGGACGAAACATGGTGTCGCCCGTGTTCGTGGTTGTGGTGTACGTCGGCCCATCGCGGCGAATGACCTCGCGTGCGGCGACGTAATCCTCCCAAGCGTCGGCGAACATTTGCAATGCGAACGTGTCGATTTCCGATACCACACCAACGTTGGTCAAACGCTGGGCGACGAACTCAAACGCGTCGCGTGATATTTCACCAATCGCCGCACGCGGGTTCGGTGCGCCCAATGGCAATTCAAGTTTGTTTGCGTGGCGATCCGCGCGGAACGTCCCGGCGGATTTTAACATTTCGGTTGGTTTGCGTTTGCGTCCCGGCATAGTTTGTTTGTTTGGTCAAAGATACACAAAATGTTGCGCATTCCTTATTTAGAATCGTTCCACAAAAGGCACCCTCAAATTGACTCCGCGTGTTTCGGGT